GTGGAAACACCCAGACCCAATCGAGGTGTTGTCTCCGATTTTTGTGGATTTGTTCGCAAATTTCACAGAATGTTGTTCCCGGGTATACATAAAAGGAAAGCGGTTTCTCTTGATGTATACTTAAAAGCCAGTAATGCCTCCCCTGCTGTTAAAGCTGCCATTCAACGGGCAGGTGCCAAATTGCAATCTCTTGGCATAACACAGGATTCCATATTAGACTCCGAATTTCTCCGTAAGGCCTCTACCCGCAAAGCGTTTGTAAAAGTTGAAAATAACTTATACAATACGCCTGTAGGTATAAAAGACAAGGCCCCAAGGTTAATACAAGGAGCTCGACCCGAATTTATCGCTTTGGTTGGTCCCGCCTTTTATTCTATTCAGAGTGCTATAAAAGAGTGTTGGTCCACCAATTTCATGGCTTGTTTTACTAGTTCTGTTACTGCTGTTCAGATTGGGGAGTATTTGACTGTTCCAGGACAAGTTTTTGAGAATGATGTATCCAGTTGGGATGCATCTATCTGCACCCAACTTTGTGAGTTAGAGGTTTGGCTAGCAAAACGGTTTGGTGCTCAGCGAGCGGTTGTCGATTTAATGATTGCAAATATCAAAACCCACGGAAGGACTACCCATGGTCTGACGTATAGTGTAAATGGTACCCGAAAATCTGGGGATCCGTATACTAGTTGCATGAATTCAGTATTGAATGGTTTACTTCATATTTACTGTTTTTGGAAAGCAGGTATTTCCGTTGACACCTTGCGGAAGAGCCTGCGCATGTGTGTGCAGGGTGATGATAATATAATGGTGTACCCAAAGTGGATGAAACCCAGGTTCAATTTGTTGTTGGACCTAGGCTATAAGTCTGATAACTTGTACCGAAAATCTTTGTTGGAGGCTGAGTTTTGCTCCAACCGTTTTTATGTCCACGATGGGGGTTATGTTTTAGGACTCAAAATTGGTCGAGTTCTGAGCAAATTCGGCCATTTTTCCGATCTGCCAGTGCATTTGGATGTTCTGGGGGTCCTGCGGGG